AGAATAATTTTTAAAAATTATTTTAATAAAATACTATCATATCTAAATACAGTTTTACTACTTATTGTATGTTGCATTTGTGATACTAACTTTTCTTCTTCTTTTATTATATCCGATGCAATATCAATTATAATTCCTTGATATGTATATTTCATTATTGATCTAGCAGTACTAATACTAATTTGATGATGCATAATAAGTTTCTGCATAAATTCATTATCACCAATAGACGTATTATTTGATAAACTACTAATAGAAATATTCGCTAGTTTTGGATTATCAACTTGCGGTTCATAAAATTTAAATACGGTATTTAAATAATTATTATTTCCTATTATTGGATCGAATGACATTTGCAACTTATTTATAGTATTCTTCATTATAAATATTTCATATCCTAATAACCATATAACTCTTTCACATATATAAGTTATATTTGGGTCTAATGTTTTTTTCAAATAATCTTTACATATATCTATACCAGCTTGATGATGTGGAATCATATATTGTAAAAAGTCATTGTCATTTTGTATTTCCGTATATCTATTATCTTCTTCTTCATGTTTAGTATGTTTAATCATTGAATTATAATAAGTATAACCTATAGACAATGATAATACTGCTAATAGTATAATAGATGAAATCATGTATAATCTTACTATAATTATAGATTTTAATACATAAGTAATATCCAAGTTACTATTCCTGATAATATAGTTCCCCATAATGTATCAATTACCGATTCATATAATCCCCAGTTTTTAATAGTAGCAAGATTAGTTCCATTATATACACCATATATACATAAACCTACTAATGCACCATTTAATACTGATTTTTGTTTAATAGCAAAATGATAAATAGAGATTGCAAGTAATATATATACTACCAATCCTGATAATATAACTCGAGTTTTAGGTATTTTAATAGAACCTTGTATTCTATTTAGTTGTTTTTGATACATATTAGTATTTATATAAGTAATCATTGGTATATCAATAATTAAAAAAATGAGTAGGATTTTAATAAATGTGTATATATCCAACATTATATAATAAATGTTGAAAATATGTATGATTAGCTAAAATTGCAAAGTAAAATCAACTCCTAATTTAGTATCATTTATAATATTAATATTTTTAACACTATTATCATCTAGATTAGGATATTCAACTTTTAAATTTGTTAATTCGGGTAATGTATCTTTAATAAAACTAAATAAATGTTTATCATATAAATTATGATAATCTTCTTTATTTAATGGTGGTATATATGAACATTCTGCAGTATAAAATGGTTTAGTGAACCAGATAAAACTTAAACTAAAAGTTATTTTATTTAGATTTGTAGTTTTCATTTGTTCATACATTTTATTCAAAGCATGATTAAATTGTAAAACATTTATTAATATATATGATAGATAGTCATTTATCTCTTTTTCATAAAAAGATTTCAATTCATCCTTGAATTTAATACGTAAATCTACCAAATTATTAATATCGAATGATATATATTTTTCATATGAATTATATGGATATGATATTTCTATTTCATTTAATTTAGTTGTATATTGAATGTCTTTTAATAATTCGTATATATTATTAGTATAATATAAATTACTACAATTTGGACATATAAATAATAAAGATTTCCAATCATCTAAATTCATATTGTTTGCTGTTTCTATTTGTTTTTCATATTCTATATAATTATCAATTATATCTTCTTTTCCTAAACCACACAGACTCAAAACAATATGTGAATATTCATTATTATTGCATTCGAAACATTTTGAACAATAATTAACAGGGGTATTTGATAATAATTCAGGATATTTTTTATCTGAAAATGCATCATTAAAATATGGACATTTATGACTATTAACTGTTATTAAATCATTATCTAATTTAGTATAATGAAATTTACCAAATACACGAAAAGGAATAGTTAGAGACATAATATAGAGGTTTTATATAATAGTTATTTTAAGTATAAATAAGTATTATAATTAGATATATTTATAAGGACCATCACCTTTAACAATAACATCATTTTTATATGGTTCAACAACTATATCATTTCTTTTTCCAGTAACAATCCAATTAAAATGTGTATCACTATTTAATATAGGATTTCTAAATACTTTAAAACTACCATTCGATACGGTAGATACACATAAATTGCACATATTTTCTCCATCATCGCATATTAAAGATACAATAGCCTGTAAATCTTTAGCAAATGCATCAACATAATTAGGTAAATTAATAATAGTCATTTTTTCGTTTTCATTTATTTTACCAATACCACGATAATATACACCGGCTTCAGGCCCTTCTAAACATGCATGTACTAAATACTTATCATTATCTATAGGATGGTCTATAATAAAAGTTTTATTTCCACTAACTTTTAATTTTCCTTTAATATTAACATTTCCATCAATATAAGTATCACCTTTTATTCCCATAATAACAGAACTATATAGATTTGCATAGATCCATATATCATAATAACCAAAATATCCGACAGATTTACCATATGCTTCTGTAAATTCTCCACCTGCATAAATATCATTAAAACTATCAATTGCAATTGTTTTACATCTATCATTTAAACCATCTCCTAAAGGACCCCAACTACTACCATTCCATTTAGCTATTTTTTTAGCAGGATTACCGCCTGCAGTAGTAAAATCTCCACCGGCATAAACATTATCATCACTATCAATTGCTATTGTATAACAAGTACTATTTAAACCATCACCTAAAGCACTCCAACTACTAGTAGTAGGGTTCCATTTAGCAATTCTTTTCATATCTGTTATATCATCACCCAATTTAGTAAAATTTCCACCTGCATAAACATTATTTTTACTATCAATTGCTATAGTTAAACAAACACTAAATAAACCATCTCCTAAAGGACCCCAACTACCATTCCATTTAGCAATAAAATTACCCTTATCATTAAAATTTCCACCGGCATAAACATTATCATCACTATCAATTGCTATTGTATAACAAGTACTATTTAAACCATCACCTAAAGCACTCCAACTACTACCATTCCATTTAGCAATTCTTTTCATATCTGTTATATCATCACCCAATTTAGTAAAAAATCCACCTGCATAAACATTATCATCACTATCAATCGCAATTGTTTCACATTTATTATTAAAACCATTATCTAAAATAACAAGAGGATCATCACCTAGAGGACTCCAACTACTAGTAGTAGGGTTCCATTTAGCAATATAATTAGCAGGTATACCACCTACTATCTTAAAATTTCCACCGACATAAACATTATTTAGACTATCAATTGCTATAGTGTGACAACTACCATTTAAACCACCATTCATATCATTAACCGATCCATCATCTAGTGATATTCTACATATTCTTCCCAAGTTATTAGTAGTAATACCATTTACTAAAACTGAATTAAAATCACCACCAACATAAATAGAATTATCATTACTACTATATTTAATAGTATTTATAGTATTATTAAAACTAATATCATATCTAAATTTATTACCAATTCTGACAATACCCGAGATGTCAAGTGTACCATTAGGATTATTAGTATTAATACCAACTTTAATATTGTTAGAACCTAAATTTTCTGCATATATACCACCATAAGAATTATTACTAGCATCAAATCCAATAACTAATTGGTTTGATATATTTGGTTTAGAAGAAGAATTAGAGCCTATAGTGATAGAATTACTTGAATTAATAGATGATGAATTATAACCTAAACAGATAGAGTTAGAACCTTGATTAGTATAACCAGCATTATTACCAATAGCAATAGCATTGGTACCTTGATTAGAGAAGCCAGCATATTTACCAAGTTTAACTTTATTGATATTATTAGGATCGATTGACATATTATATTAATATATATAATATAAAAATTTAATTAGAATAAACAATACCTGCCATACCAGACATAATATTAAGAACATTATAATTTTTAGCCCAAATACGTATATTATTTGCTTGAGAACTAGCATTAAGTAGTAAAACTGCATTATCAATACGAGAGAAATTACATGATCCGCTAGGTTGATGTAATTCAGGTTTTAAAGAGAAACTATAAATATAAAATCCGCCGAATGGTTCAACTTGATAATCCGCATAAGGAATAGGTAGAGGACTAATAGAACCGACTTGTTTATTACCTCCAGTATGATATTGGTAAGGTTGAACACAACGAAAATAAGTACCTTCTCTTTCTTTAAATCGCTCAATTAAATTAAATTGAATTTTAGCGGAGATTGTTAAATCAACGGTATAATTATCACCATTAATACCCCAGAAATCGAATGGATGTAAAATAGAATCATTAGAATTTCTTTGTATAGCCCATACTAATTCTTTAACGGGATGATTAAAATGCATTTCAATTTGATTTATACCGGGAACAAGAGCGATAGAATTAGAATACTGAACTTGTTCGATAAGATATTGATGTTTAACTTGAGCAAAAATTCTTCTTTCATCAGTATCTAGAAATATATAATCACAATAAAAAGCAATATTAAAAATGGAAGGAGATGAGTTATTAGAATAAATATAGTCTTGAGTATTGTTAGGATTAGAATAAACATAATTTTTATTTAATTGAACGTTAATTTTAACTTCATGATATTGTAAAGCAATGAGAGGAAGAGCGAGACCCGGATTTTTACAAAACCAGAATTGAAGAGGAACGTAAGTTTTAGAATTATTTTTTTTATTAATTAATTGACCGGAAAGCATACGACTTAATTTTTCCATATCTTCGTTTGAATGTGTTAATTGAGCCCAAATATCCATCCATGTTCCATATTGTTTGTCTATAACTTGACCCCCAATTATTATTTCGACATAGTCTATAATTTGATGACCTAAACGCCATGAACCCGGAACACCAGAAGCGTCCCAATCTATTTCTAAAATAATTTGAGAAAGTAGATCACCATTACGACTAATAACGGTTGAGAATAATACACCTAATTTAGAATTAGAATCAGAAGGAACTTCAATAGATTCTATAGAAAAATTAGTATGTCTTTTATAAACGACTTTAAAATAAGTAATTTGAGGATTACCAGTTAAATAAATATCTTGTGCCCCATAACACGTAAGTTGCATTACACCACCACCCATATTATATAATATATATACTATTATATATAATATAATTTAATTAGAATAAGCGACACCACCCATACCACTCATAATACGAAGGACATTATAATTAATAGCCCAAATATGTATAATACTCGCTTGAGTATTTAAGTCTAATGACAAGATAGAATTATCAATACGAGAGAAATTACATGCACCGCTAGGTTGATATTCTTCTGGATTTAATGCAAATGAATACATATAAAATCCACCAAAAGGCTCAACCAAATAATCTACATATGGTAGAGGTAATGGACTAATATAACCAGTTTGTCTATCACCGCCAGTATGATATTGATAAGGTTGAAGACAACGGAAGTAAGAACCTTCCCGTCTTTTAAAACGATCTAATGAATTTAGGCGTATTTGTGCTTTTAATGTTAAGTCAATATCATATATATCATTAAGAGGATCAATTTGCCAGAAATCGAATGGATAAATCGGACTATTATTAGTATTACTAGTAGTATTACGTTGAACTGCCCATATAATTTCTTTAACGGGATGATTAAAGTGCATTTCGATTTGATTAGCACCAGAAACTACAGGAAGAGGATTAGAATATTGAATTTGGTCGATAAGATATTCATGAGATACTTGTGCAAATCTACATCTTTCATCAGTATCTAGGAAAATATAATCACAAAATATAGATAATTTATTAATAATAGGAGATGAATTATTAGAATATATATATTGTTGATTATTTTCAGGATCTCTATATACATAATTAGAATTAAATTGAATATTTATCTTAACTTCGTGATATTGTAAAGCAATTAGAGGGAGTGCTAAACCGGGATTACGACAGAACCAGAATTGTAGAGGAATATAAATTTTAGAATTACCTGAATTATTTTTAATAGTACCTGTTAATAATCTACTTAATTTATTCATTTTTTCGTGAGTATGAGTTAATTGTGTCCAAATATCCATCCATGTACCATAATGTTTATCTATTACAATACCACCTATTTCAACTTCAACAAAATCTATAATTTGATGTCCAATACGCCATGTGGAAGATGGTAAATAACCATTCCAATCTATTTCTAGAATAATTTGAGATACTAGATCTGCATTACGAGTAATAACACAAGAAATACGAGAACCTAATTTAGTATTACCATCGGGAGTAATTTCTATAGATTCGATAGCAAAATTAGTATGTCTCTTATATACGACTTTAAAGAAAGATATTTGAGGATTACCAGTTAAATACACATCTTGACTACCATATGCGACTAATTGCATTAAACTACCGGTCATTTATATATAATTAATATTATGTTATAAAATAATAATAGTATTTATGTGAAAAAAATAATATGAATGAGCAAATATAATATTAATAATAAAATTTGATAATGAATTCTATATTTTAATTTAAAAAAATAGAGAGATATATTATATTAAAATGTCGATGTTTCAAGAGTTAGATCCAAATGCAGATACAGAACGTGTTGCAGGTGTGCAATTTTCAATATTGTCACCTGACGAAATACGAAGAAGATCTGTAGCTGAAATATATACTAATGAAACGTATGACGGAGATATACCGAAGGTCGGTGGTTTATTTGATCCAAGAATGGGTGTATTGGAACACGGTAAAAAGTGTCCTACCGATGAATTGGATAATAGACATTGTCCGGGATATTTTGGTCATATTGAATTAGCAAAGAAAGTGTTCTATATGCACTATATAAAATATACAATAAAATGTTTAAGAAGTGTATGTTGGCGTTGTTCTAAATTATTAATCTCTCATACTGATCCAGATGCTATTAAAATAACAAATAGTTCCAAAGGTGTTAATAGATTTGTCGCTATAACTGACTTATGTTCAAAAATAAATATATGTGGTGTTAAAAATAATGATGGTTGTGGAGCAGTTCAACCACAAACAATTAAAAGAGATGCTGCAATAGGTAAATTACTGGCAGAATGGAGAAAAGGAGATATAGGTTTAGAAGAAACGGATGAAGAAAAGAAGAATGATGAAAAGAAGGAAGAAATATACAATCAAGTTGTATGGGATGCGGATGATGTAGAAAGAATTCTACGACGTATAACCGATGAAGAAATAGAAATAATGGGTTTTAATAAAAAATATTGTCGTCCAGAATGGTTAATATGTTCTGTATTACCTGTAGCACCGCCAAGTGTTCGTCCATCGGTTCGTGCAGATAATAATACGAGAATGGAAGATGATTTAACACATAAATTATGTGATATTATTAAAACAAATAAAACATTAAAACATAAAATAGCTACTAATGCAGCAAAAGGTATTATAGATGAATGGTATAAATTATTACAATATCACGTTGCAACATTAGTAAATAATAGTTTACCAGGAATACCACCAGCACAACAAAGAAGCGGTCGTCCATTAAAAGCGATAATGGATAGATTAAAATCGAAGGAAGGTCGTGTTAGAGGTAATTTAATGGGTAATGTGAGAGGTAGGGTCTCTCATTAACTTGCTCATAACAGGTAGTCGCTATATAGGTAAC